TTTTAAAGTGTTCGCGTAAGTCTCGGCGTCGGTGTTGCCCTTCTTAATCTCAATTCCTAGCTTACCGAACGCGGCTACGTTACCGTTTGCGGCTTTTGCGACGAGAGTGGCTGCTTGCTCTAGATCAATCCCAAGAGCTGCGGCGAGGTCGGCTGCTGAACTTGTTGCGGTCTTTAATCCCTCACCAGAGAGACGGGTCAGCGTCCCGATGAGAGCGCCAGACTTGATGATCGCCTCATCTTCAAAAGAAGTGATTTGAGATAAGCCGTCTGCAAAATCACTAAAGCTTTTGGTCGACTCTTTTACGTTCTTATCGGTGTCGGAGATCGCAAACGCGAAAGCGGCCTGTGCTTCTTCCGCTTCCTTAGCTGCGTCAATACCAGCGGCGAATTGTCCGACTACCGCACCGAGGGCCTGGCCTAGGAGTTTAATCCCCTCGACAGCGATGGCCGCGCCGAACGCTCCCTTGAACACATCCAAGGAACCGATCTTCTTAAAGGCTCCCTCTAAACCTTTGACCTCCGCCTGGACCTGCTTCAGAGGTCCGGTAGGGTCTTTTCCGTAATTGATTCTAAGGTTTAGATTTATGTCGGCCATTCCGTTGGCTTCGCCTTACCTTGTCATTCTCTAGCCGTTTGATCTCGCTCTCGATTAGTATAAACGCCTCACTGCTCAAGTCATCCAGACTCTCACCCTGAAACGTGAACCCTAAATCTTTAAGGCTCTTATGAGCCATGTACGCCTCGAGGTATGGATAGGTTTCATTCATCCCATCCGTCCCGAGATACGCCCACTTAACCTGCTGCTTTAGGGCGTCCCTTGAGACTTTCCCAGCGTCTCCCCCTTAAGGAATTCCGCCGAGAGATTACTGATTAGCACCGACCCCTCGTTGTAGAATCCAAGCTCTGAGAGATCCTTAAACACCTGACCCGTGGCCTTGTGTGTAATCTCACAACCCGTCACGTTCTCCAGCATCACCTCGACTTGACGCGCCATAGCCTCGAAGCTATCGGAGCTATTAGCGTCGGACATGATCACCCGAATCTTCGCCAAGAGCCGAAGCCTCTCGGGATACGAGAGGAGTTTGGTTTCTACGAATCCAGAAAAGTGCTCGTCTTCAATTGTGTATTTTTTGGTCTTCATGACCAAAGACGCTACACGAAGTTGAAGAAAACTTCACCCTCACCAGAGGAAGTGTAACCGCTCAGTGTCATGGTGAGTGCGACCACTCCGTCGGCGTCGATCACTTCGATAGAGGAGATCGTGCACTTCGGAATGTACACACAGAAGCACTTACCAGCGACCCAGTTCCCACCGGACTTAACACCACCGGCATACATGAAGCGGGTCTCTTCGTTGTTACGGAAGCGGCGGAACTTCTCGGCTTCGTATGGATCGAGAGTCGCTTGGAGCTCAACCGATACAGAGCGGGAGTTGATGACCTTTTCCTTGATCCCAGACTCTTGGCAGATCGAAGGCACATCCACGATCTCGTTAGAGACGGTCATCGATACCGACGAAGGATGGAAGCAGACGTTGTCCGCGAAGTCTCCGAGGTACACGTCGTGGTTCTTAGCTGCGATCGGGTCTTGACCATCCAGAGCGGGAGTCTGAGGAGAGGTCAGCGTCTGAGCGTTGTCCGAGGTATAACCCGTCGTCGCCGCTGTTCCAGTGTCGTTTGCCGCAGTGAGGAACCCGATCTTATCGCCGATGGTATTCGCAGCGTTTACGCCAGTATTCCAGAGGAGCGAAAGAACCGTGCCAGTGCACTTGATGTTGAACTTACCCGTGCTGTCTGAATAAGTGACCGTGTAGACTTCCGTCGACGCCGTGTTGTTCATCGCGTCTTGAAGAGCAGTCGCCAGTTCATGTGGGTCGCGGTAGAACTTAGCGGGGATAGAAGCGGCGAACGTGCCGTCGTCATCAGTGAAGTCAATGAAGCGGTCAGCCGAGGTAATTTCAATCGGGTCCCAGAAGAACGAGGAGCCGTTCATCGAGAAGCTCATGTTGATGAGCTCACCGGCTGAAGCCTCAAACGTCATCTCAGAAACGCGAGCACCGGCCATGGCTTGAACCACGGCACCATTTCCACGGTAGTCCCAAATGGAGAGGGTGGGGTGACCGTCGTCGGAAGGCTTGTACAGAACCGCGCGTCCGAGGTCTACACCGGTCCCAGGAGCGCCTGGAAGGTTAAAGCCCAAGGTCAGGTCGTTACCCGAAATGGATTCAATAGGGCGGATCGAGTAGCCGTTAGACGAGTCTTTGATGAGGAGTGCCTCACCGCGCTCGAACGTAGCACCTTCGCCCGTGTCGACTTTAACGACGGCGGCAGCCAATGCGGTGCCTGCGGTGGAAGCAGCGACGGTGTTGTATTGCGTAGAGGCCACCGACTTATCGCCCATGACGCCCTTCATGAGGAGGTCGATCTCTGGCTCCGTGCCTTCCGTACCCGAGTGGTAGCAGTAGTGGGAGAGGGACGCCTCAGGGGACTCGAGTCCGAGGATCGTCTTAGATGCTGCGATAGAAGCCTTGAACTCGGCGTTCTCGAGCGTCTCGAAAGCAGGGGTGAGGGTCAGGCCGTCTTGTACGGCGACGTATTCCCCAGCCGCGCTAGGAGCCTTCAACGTCCCTTCGGTGGTCTCTTCAACGATCGCGACTCGTGTCTTGCGTGTACTCTCGGCCATGTGCGTTATCTCCTAGATTGTTTCGAGGTGTTCTACTGAGAATGTGGCTCTTAAAACGAGGAAGTTATCCTTCTCCCCGAACACTTGCTCAACACCACCGTCTGAAGTGAAGTTTACTACTCCGAGAGCGCCCGGCAAGGCGGTGTTATCGCAAAAATCTCTAATCAATAAAATCAGGTCCTCGAAGAGTTCCTTTTCGACGGAAGCCTTAGCCTCTACGTCGGACTCCTTAGCGTAGAACTTCCTCGATAGGACGATCTCGAAATCTCTCCCAATGGAGATGCGGCAGGAGAGCTCACGGTTAGTGTTCGTCCCACTCCCCAAGGCAATCCCCCAGCCCTGGCGGATCAACCCCTCAGGGTTCTGCTCCACGTTGTAGGGGTTAACGATACGAGTGTGTGACGGGAGTACCACCCCGATCCTAGTCACAATCGCATCGTAGAGATCCGAGAAGTTACTCATCGCGTAACGAACACCGTGGTGGCGACCTTCTCTTGTTCAGTGAGAGTGGCGTCTCGGTTAGTGTCTAGGTTGTAGTACTTAATTTGAATCGCGTCTTTAAAGTCTCTGAGAGACTGAACGAGGTTGTCTGAGTAATCATCCCCGAACGCTTTAAAGATTACTGAAGCCGTACGATGCACAGAAGCTTTTTGAAATAACTTCCAATCAAGAATCTGGTCAGCACTACGAGCAAGGTTCATCGTGCGTAACTCTTGAATCACATACTCAGCAGCAGCAAGAGACTGCTCCTCCCAGGTAGTTTTACCTGCCTTGAAAGCCGTCTTAAAATTAGTAACAGAGAATTCTGGATACTCTACATAGAGGTCATCGTCAGTTGAGAACTTATGACCAATATATTGAAGAGCCGTTGATGGACGCAAGTCATTGGACCATTTAAGTCGCGCCCAATAAAGCCCCTGAATATTTAATGTTTGAAGCCCGGAGTTTGGCATTTCATTTGTGTCGTCGTAACTCCAAGACGATTTATCAGGATCTGGACTCCATGAAATAATCCCACTTTTTCCAAGAGGATGATTGTTATTAATTGTGTCGTCTAAAATATCAATAGCTGGGGTCCAACCGTCACCACTCCATAGGTCAATAGAAATGGTTGCTGCTAAGTTATTCTCAACCGAGACCATAAAATATCTATGGTTGAAAGGAAGATCAGAGCCCACGTACAAAAAATCTGTGCCTGTATCAATGTGAATCACTGCAGTGTTGCTGTTATAATCAGACAACCGGAGACTGAGATCAGTTAGGACACCGTTTTTATTTAAAATGACTCGGCTATTGATTAGCATTATTTAAGCCCCAAAAATTTAGCTACTGTTAAAAGCTTCTGCACAAACTTACCAAAGGTGCCATCTATTTGATGGTCAGAAGTAGGCTCGTCCCACACCGCAATCGCTAGGTTTTTAGGAGATAGTTCTGTAAATGGAGTGATATTTGCCGCAATAATTCCTAAAGCATTGGCATCGGATTGAGTAA